AGTAATGTCCTTTTTTGTGCTCCTCTTGACATTCCATCGAGATTATAAATTGGCTTAACAATATAGTCTCCATCTTCTTGAACTGTTAACCCTCCTGGACCACATTCGTATCCAAGCATATCAGATATCCACAATTTGTTGTATAGCAATCTTTGTTTTGGATATGCCAACCAACACTCTTCATCAAGAATCATGTTACCCTTCACAAGCCAAACAAGTTTCACCTTCCGCAATTGCTTTCATATCAAGCTCCTGGATTACTTGACGCTCAATACGTTTTGCTACTTTATCTGCTTTACCAATCTTCTCTGAACGACAATAATACAGTGTTTTCAAACCAGATTTCCATGCCATAAAATGACACGCATGAAGATATTTAATGTTTACATCAGGTCTGAAGAAAAGATTAAGGGATTGCGACTGATCAATGTAATTTTGTCGGTCAGCTGCATGCTCCACAACCCATCGTTGGTCGATCTCCATACTTGTCTTGAATATTGATTTCTGCCAATCATCCAAGATGTCGAGGTGTTGTACTGAACCGTCATTTGCCATGATTGAGGACCAGACTTCGTTATAGTCAAGTTTTGAATTCTCATCACACTTCTCCTTTATAATTTTGTCGAGATAACGGTTCTTGTTAAGAAATGCCCCACTCAATGTATCTTGTCTATACGCATTGGCACGATATGGCTCTATAGAAGGACTAGTATTCCCCATAATAATAGAGCTAGAAGCATTAGGAGCAACAGCCATGAGATGACTGAAACGGAGTCCTGTGCCCTTTGCATCCGGTGCTTCTCCTCGTTGTTGTCCAAGGACTCTATTAGCTTCGTCCAGCTGCTTACGAACATGCTTGAACATTTTAATATTTGCAGCTTTTGCCAAAGGCCCCTCAAAAGGGATACTGTTCTTTTGCAGGTAAGCGTGATAGCCAAGAGCACCAACCCCAATAGAACGCTCCATACTTGCAGAGAACTTGGCACGTTTAATTGTGTTGGGAGCATGATCAATAAAATACTGCAACACATTATCAAGCATCTCTGCAATATCGTGCAAGAATTGTTTGTCTTTTCTCCATTCATCGTAATACTCCAAATTTACAGAACTCAAACAGCAAACCGCTGTTCTATCCTTATCGGTTGGAAGAATAATCTCAGAACAAAGATTTGATTGACGAATCTTCAATCCTTTCTCTTTCTGAAACTTCGGCATTGCCTTGTTGCTTGTGTCAATAAAATGTATATAAGGCTCACCCGTATGCATCCTCGATTCGAGAATTCTTTGCCACAATTCACGAGCCGAAACAACTTCACGAACTTGACCATCATGTGGATCTTTCAATTCCCAGCTATCATCAAAATTAGGATCAAACATTGACTTCTCAATGATTTCCATAAAGTCATCTGTAATATTAATACCATGATGAAGATTCAGACAACGCATGTTCTGATCTCCAGTAGGTTTTCTCATCTCTATAAAGAAAAGAACATCAGGGTGAGAAATATCAAGATAAGCAGCATAAGACCCGCGACGAGTGCGACCTTGACGATAAGCCAAACAACTTGCATCATAAGTTTTAAGATGGGACATAACACCAGTAGACTTATCATCAGCACTACGAATACCAACACCAATTCCAATTCCACCTCCCAACATTGATAACCAGTTTACTTCCGATAAACAATCGACAAGACCGCTACTACTGTCATGAAGAAAAGGTAAAAAACAAGAAATAGGAAGCCCCCGCTCAGTACGACCAAAAGCAAGAATAGGAGTAGAATATGATAACCAATGCTTTGAAGCATATTCATACAACCTCTGCGCATGTTCTTGATTAGATCCAAACTTTTTTGAAACATAAGCAAACCTTTCTTGTGGGGATTCTTCATCATCTTTCATATACGATTCTTTTAATCGCTTAATGCCCAACTCATCAAACAATTGATCACGGCTTAGATCTATATCAATACCATGGACAGTTTTCTTCATTTATTATTCTCCGCTCTTATTCTTGTGTAAACTCTTCAATCATAGGAAAAATTGGTTTGATTGCATCAGCACACGCAATAGCAATTTCTCTGTGTTCTTTTTGTGTTCCGTTTCCACTTCGGAGTTCTATGTAGTGAATCCAAGAACGCAAGGTTCCGTTCATGTAAAGACGTGACTCAGTTAAACCTTCTGGCAATATTGCACGTGCTTGTTCCTTAGCTATACCTTTCTCTATAGCCCAGCTATATGTACGAAGAACATCAGCAGCAATTCTCATTTGTGCATCGTGCCATTCATCTTTCAATTGCATTCCGCGATCCCCATCAAATGGTGTGATCTCAAGGCTATTTTGTCTGTTCTTGAGATCTTGCATTCTTGCTTCACGTGGAATCAAGTTAAGCTCTTTGGTTGGATCTGCATAACGCTGAGAAAATTCTTGGAAAGAAAATGAACGGTGTCTAAGAATCTGCCTTGCAATGTCCCGTGTTGTAGTAATCTCGAGACATACATTAACCATCTCAAATGGTGACCAGTGTTTGTTTTTGATTAGATAGCGAATTAGCTTTTCTGTTGTTTCTGTGTTGTTTTGATTTGCAGGATTAGAAACTCGAGCACAATATGCGATTTGATCGAGTAGGGTGGTTCCTTCACAACGACATCCTGTAGGTTGTTGTGAATAACTTATTAATTGTACAGTCAACATTTTCTCCAAATACTTAATTGCATTTTAGCTTCAAGACCACTAAAAGTATTACTATCAATGATCAACTTTATATCAGCTGGCTTCATTCCAGCAACAACCATATCATTCACATCTTTATATTTGATTGTATTGGGCCACAACAAAACCTTAAAACCCTTTTCAATCATCTTCTCAATTCTTTCCACAATTTGTTTGTTTCTCGGCTCATTATCATAACACATCACCACGTTTTCTTCAGTGATGTTGAGCTTGCCAAGTGCTTGAAGACAATCCGCCCCTGACATTGCTAATGAGTTTGGAATAAACAAAGAATCGATAGGACCTTCAAAGATATATGTAGTCTTTGATATATCTGTATGATCAAGACCATACACCTTTGGCTTCGATTCGTCAACGATGATTGTTATATATCGTAAACCGTTTTTTGAAAAATTTCTTCCTTGTATTCCTATCAGGTTACCGTAACTATCTAATAAAGGAATAACAAGTCTCGGCTCATCAGGTTGATTTAAATCAAATTTTTGTGGAATAAAAGAGTTAACCCAAGTTTTGAATGCAGGTGCATAAAATAGTTTGTGATGGAACTTAGGCGGTATTAAACGTTTCTCAACGTATTTTTTCACCGGATGATCTGGCCTCAATTGCGATACCTTCTGCAATTGCTTTAGCGGAGAATATTTAATAAATATCGGTTTGGAAGTTTCAGTGAAATCCCTCTGTTTATCAACAAGTTTGACCCGCGTTGCACGTGTCTGTTCGTTTGTTGATATATACTTCTCACTTTTGTATAGGCTTGCTAATTCTGGGTTACAGAATTCAATGAATTTGTATAGGTTTGTAGATACCTGACAATTGTGGCATTTGTAGAAAACTTTGCCTTTATTCTCAATAATATAACCTCGAGCCTTTGAGCGATTCTTTTTCGAATCCCCACAAAAAGGACAACGACAATTAAAGATATTATTCTTTTTCTTGAACCCTTGAAGATGGGTCGAGACAAGACCAATGTATTTGAAATCTATGTGATCCAATATAGTACTCCTTCACGTCAACATACGGATCATACATTTTCATAATAAAAAAATCAACTAGAAAAACTTATCGATTCTCACATGCGCTAAAATATAACCAACCACTACAGCACCACCAAAGATCATCCAACGCCACCTTTCAAGAATAGTTATTCTTTTTGAAACATTATCAAATTTATTGCAAAGAGCTGCGTGCTGTTCTTTTTGCTCAGCTCTCATCTCTTCCAATTTATCAACAACATTTTCTACTTTTGTTTCTAGCACAGCTATCCTTGATTGGGTGTCGAATGTTTCCATTTATTTTTTCTCTTTGGTGTTTGCCTTTGTACCTTCGTATTTTTTATGGACTTTGATTGTTTTGCATGATTGACGGTCATTGCCATTCTTGTCTTTTACAACTTTTCCATCTTTACCTTTAACAGGCTTACATACGAGTTTTGTTTTTGCAGCTTCTTTCTTCTCTGGCTCTGCACCATAAACAACAGCAGTAGCGCTTTGA